TAGATGGTTAATGCACTATGCCTCGTTGACCCCAGACACAAAGAATAACCCACGTGTTCAGGAGATTGTAACCTCTTACCGGGAAGATGATATTGACTTCCATCAAATGGTAGCGGATATAGCAGGAGTGGAACGAAATTTAGCCAAGACAATTAATCTTGGTATTATGTATGGAATGGGTATTGGCAAATTGGCTTCTATTCTAGGAGATATTTCTTTTGATGAGGCCAAAACATTACGCAATGATTATGATGAGAAAGTGCCTTTTATTAGGGCGATTGCCTCCACGGTTATGAGTGTGGCTACCCATAAAGGAGAAATAAGAACCTTGCTTGGGAGAAAATGCCGTTTTCCTATGCGTGAACCCAAAGGCTACGGTGGGTATAAGCAAGTTATTCATATGGATACTCTTGAGGAAGAATGGGAAGCTATTCAAAACACTCCTTTGGAAGAACGCGAAAAGGATTGGCGAAAGAAAAATCCTGTCAATTATCAGGTAGCTTTTACTTACAAGGCTCTCAATCGTTTGATCCAAGCATCGTCAGCAGATCAGACTAAACGTGCGATGAAAGATTGTTATGACCAGGGTCATTTGCCCATGATTACTGTTCATGATGAATTATGTTTTTCTGTCGAGAACAAAGAGCAAGTAACCCAGATCAAAAGCACCATGGAAAACTGTTTCCCGGAAATGACTATTCCTTCCAGAGTAGACGTAGGAATAGGAAAGAATTGGGGAAAGGCTAAGTAAATGTTTCACGTGAAACATTTTAAATTTGAGGACATCTTTCTGAACACTATGTATTAATTCCCAGTTAAAGGATTAGTCAAAGCCCTCTGCAACATCTCAGTTATTTTCTTTTCAAGAGCTTCTAACTTAGTATCAATTATTTCTATGCGTCTTTGTCCATCACTTTCTATGGCCGTACGCTTTGAATCAAATCTATCGTTGGCGTGATCTATAAGCGAACGGATATCGGTTTCGGCTTGTCTTAATACCTCTCTGACTTCTTTGTTCATATTTCTACTGCGTGTATCAACTGCGGCTATACTATCTTGGATTTCCGTTAGGTCTTTCCGCATATCGGTTCTGATACTACGGGCATCTTCTTGGGCTGACCGCACTAACTGCGTTGCCTTATCCAGTTCGGTAGTTAACAGAACTTCCATATTAGCTATTTTAATAGTAAGTAATTCCTCTAAAGATCCTACGCGTTCTTCAAAGACTTTAAGTTTTATAGTAAAATTACTAAGATCAGGAGCAACATACCCATTGATTTTATCCCTCATATTCATGTAGTCTTTTGTGAATTCAAAGCCGCCCCACAAAATTCCTCCCAGAGTACCTAAAATCGGCAACAATAGCAATAATTTTGATCCTTTGAACTTAATGCCTTTATATTCTATTTCACTCATATTGTTGCTCAATCAATTTATTAAAAATCAGACTGTCTTTCACACTTATATAATTACCCAAAGGATCATCCATTACCACATTCTTATAAATTTCTTCCGTCTTATACCACTCTAAAGCGGGTTGAATAACTTGATTGGAATAGGTTGTGATATTCGGACCAAGAGCATTAACCAAAGCCAAAGTCGTAATCTGGGCAACGGGATCATAATTAGAGGCAAAGCTCTCTATAATCTCTTTGGCCTTCTGCTGTTTCTTTTCCTGTTGCTTGGTTGGCTTATCTTCAGCTTTCGCTTCTTTTACTTCCTCTTTAGGTTCTTCCGTTGATTCGGGCTCATCTATGGTCGATGAAACTTCCTCTGTTGGCTCATCTACAGCTATATCTTCTATTTCAGCAACCATTTCTTCAATTTCTGCTGCAACTTCTTCAACATCCATCATTGGCATATCTAGCTCTAAATCCTGTAGCATTTCTTCACTACTTGATACCTCTGTTTCCGGTAAATCCACATCAGGAATATCCACATCAGGGATATCAACTTCCATATTAACCATATCCTCCATAGTAGTATCCATAATATCCTGCTCGAAAGTATCCATGACCTCATAGTTATCCATTAAATCCATAGTCGTATCTAAGGCCTGCTGCTGTTCCACGACCTGCATCCATGTTTCTACAACAGTTGTTATATAATTATAGGCAATATTATATTGAAATTCATCCCAGTAATATTCTCCATAACCACCAATTTCTATATACACTTTGTCCAATTGGTTAGCAAAGTCATAGCTTCCTGTAACTGTGTTGACCCAATTTGTATTATTATTATAGTTATTAGGATTTTGCGTAAAAGTTGTTTTATCTATCGTTACGAGTCCTGTTTCCCACTGCAATGTATTGTCATTATATCCTTTTGTTTGCACAAAGGCAGTACGATTAGCATTAGTATACATATTGTTTGGAAACGCAAAAAGAAATTCATAATTAACTTCTCCCCCTTCTTCTATTCCAAAGGAATTAAGATCGACATACTGTCTCCAGGTTGTGAGACTATTATTTCGTGCATGACCACACCCACTTGTTCTACCATCTGTTCCCGTTGCAGGAAATCCAGAAGCAGCATCCGTACAAGCAGAATGGGAATAGATGCTGCCTGCGCCCCCCCCAGTCCTTGTCTGCCGAACCCTCGTACTTGGAAGTTACAATTCCTGTATCACCATCAAGCACATCGCCGCTTGCTTTGTGTTCTATGGTCACAGTAGTTTGCGTAACTTCTTCAATATCCCCTTGGGATTCTATTACTGTCGTAACAGTATCGCCTTCCTCCTGCATTTGTGCCCAAGTATCAAAGGAGTAAGAGCAACAGGATAAAGCCACTAATACCAAGAATAGCAGAATCTTCATCACTAAGAAATTCCTCCTCTATTTTATTTTCTTTTGCCCATCGTTCGTAATCGGGCCGTTTTTCAGGATTCTCTTTCCACAGCTTTTCGGCATCTAATCCAATTTTTCCTTCGTAGGGACAAATTGTACCAGCTTGAGTCATCGCCATAAAAACGCGTTCATCCTGACAAAGCAAAGCCACTGCCGCTACTTTCATACCAAATCGAAATAACTGCCTGGATAATTTTAATCGTTCACAGTTCATGTCTCTGACAGTAGTGCCACTTGCCAATCCTAAAATTTGTGATTGGATAGCTATAGAAGTGCCCGTCCTACACACATCCTGATTATTAATCATAATTCCAGGAGCTGAAGCTGTTGAGGGGGTTCTATCCACCGTTGTTGTTCCACTGACAGTGGACGAAGTGGAAGTAACCGTATTTGTTTGTGCCTCAGATCTGCTACATAAAACCAACATGCCAAGAACAATGACAACTATTAAAATGGCCCATAATTTTCCTATCATTAATCAATCCACACCCCAAATTCCATCATTTTTGCCAATCTTTCACTACGGGATTTTACTTGACGAGCCCATACGCTTGAGCGCATCTGGTTTGCCGCTTCTTCCCAGTTTTGTTCCGTGATGGCTAGAAACATCTTAGGCCATTTTTTAGGATTAAAGCGTGTCATACCCATATTAAACAGCATATCCAACAGGACTGCCTGGCGTGCCCCATCTAAATTCGCGTAAGGAGGCCAGGTCTTTGCCTCATTTTCTATTCGTTCTAGGTCATTTAATAACATAAAACGAGCCTCTTCTTCTGAAATTCCTAGTCCATCTCCTGCTATGTTGCGTCCGACGCCAATGGTCGGGTGTCCCTGGGCCGTGTCCCCTTTACTAAGGTCCTGTCCCGTCGCATCATCGTACACGTTCAATTTCATTCCTTCATGAAGAATTAACATATTAGCAAGTTTAGAACGGTCGATAGGCATTATCGTATTCCTAGAACTTTATTAACTTCTATTTCTCTTAGGACATCACGTCCTGCGCCTATTGCACCTATTCCTTGGTTAACACCTTCTTCTACTTCTTCTGGAATATTTTCTTCAACAGCTTGTGTCGTTTCTCTAATTCCATAACCAGGAAGTTTTCGTGCTTGTTGCGTAATAACTTCTCTTCTTTGTCTTGCGCCAATAGACACTATATCTTCTCCCATATCTACTCCAAAGCGAATACCTTCT